AAGATACTTGGCTGGTGACGGCCCGGGAAAATAGGTAGCCGCCGGATACCAAACATCAAAAACGCCTGTGTTGCACGGGCGTTTTTCTTAGGTATTTAGGGCTTTTTGCTTGCTCGTGCTCATTTTGTGCTTTCGCTCTGGCAACTTTCCGGCAACCTTTTTTTGAAAGCGTCTATAACTGCGCCCGCGCTTGCGTCCTCTTTTTCCTTTGAAAGGTGTGAATAAATTTCAAGCGTTACCTTTACGTTGGCATGGCCGAGGAATTTCTGCGCGGAAAGCACGTCAACGCCGGCATTATAGAGTATGGAGGCGTAATTGTGCCGGAAGTAGTGCGGCGTGAGGATAGAGGCGCCGTCCTCTCTCGTTTCTATGTCGGGCCCCAACTCTGCCATGCGCTCCATCAGCGAACGCCAAAGCCTGTTTGATGAGGAATTGCGGTAGTACGTTCCATCGGGGGCGGGGAATACAAACGCCTGCGGGAATCCCCGCACGAGCATTTCCGCCAGCTCGTCCGGCAGGGGTATATCCCGTATGCTCTCCTTCGTCTTGGGCGGGGTTATCGTGCCCTTCCTTAAATTGACCTGCTGCCGGACGTGTATGGCCTTCTTCCTGAAATCAACGCATTCCCATTGCAGGCCGAGGGCTTCGCCGAGCCTCATTCCGGTATAGTATAGCAATGCCACCAGAAGGCCGTTTTCCTCCTGCATCAGCTTCTTTGCCGCTTCTTCCTCCGCTTCCGTCAGCGCCCGGCGGCTTGACTTTTCTTTCGTGGGCTTGACCAGCCCCACAGTCACGTCCCGCTGGATTATCCCCTCGGAGTATGCCCGCTTAAAGACGGATTCTAACACATGGTGTACATTTTCGATTATGGTTACGCACGTATCGCCCTTGGAGTTAAGCAGCTCCTGCAAATCCATAGTGGATATTGCGGTGAGCCGCTTATCCCCCAGCACCGGCAATATGTGCTTATTGAGCGCCGTCTTATATCCGCTCTGCGCCGATTCCTTTATATTCGGCTTTTTGTAGACGTTATACCACTGTATGGCGTATGGCCCGAAAAGCGCGTCCTTCTGTGCGGTGCGCCCGGTGATGAACTCTTGCCTGACAGCCTCCTTCGCGGCCTCCAAATCCTTCTTTGTGCGCCCGGATACATATTTTATCCCGCTGCCGCCGTTCATATCCTTGCCGACGGTTACTTTAGCCCTATACCTCCCGTCGCTTTGCCTTGCCATTTACAAAAACCTCCCGCTATGTTAAAATCGGAGGCGGAGAAGCATCCACCTCTAATCCCCCTATAAGCGCTGCGCCAACAGCCGGGGGATTTTTTATTTTATCTTGTCGAGCAATACGGACTTCTTCGCCGCAAACTCCTCATCACTCAGGATACCACTATCCCGCAATTCACCCAGCTTGCGGAGCTGCTCGACGGCATCAACGGGCGGCGCGTCCTGCACACCAGAGCCGTGTGCCCTGTCCCGCTGCTTTTCTGAGAGGATCACAGCCCCGTCGCCGTCCGTAAAACTGCCGCTGGCTATACTGCATATATCTATGATAACACCAACACCAAAGCAGCCGGCAGTCAGCAACCAAATAACAGCCGTGAGCGGCTTGTTGACGTAAAACCGATGTATACCCAAGCCACCCAGGAATATACATAAAAGCAGCGTAGTAAGCCAGTCCTTTTCAGATACATTCGGTTTGCGAACACCGGTATTTTCCATATTTTCAACTTCCTCCTTTTTCTCTGCCTCGTCGTCTGTAATTTCCGTTTCGGCGATGAGCGGCACGTCCTGCGCCGCCTCGCATTTGATCTGTTTCGCTTCGCGCTCATCCTGCTCTGCCTTGAGCTCGTCTCGTTCCGCCTTATTCTTTTTTATACATTCCTCACAGTGCCCAAGGTTGTTGAGCGGCAAGAACAACCCCTTTTTCCCACACTGAGAGCACTGATGTATCATACCCATTAACAAACCCTCCTATTTTAACCTTTTCCATTCTTTTATGCTGATGTATATGAGAAAGCCTGCGAATATCGCGAAAACCAGCATTATACCCCCTGCTATTGTCGATAAATGCTTAGTTTCGGGGCGTATCAGCCCCATGCTCGGATATCTGCTATCTATGATAAATATTCCGCTTAAAACCACCATCAATAACACGGAAACACCTGACAACAGGGGCAATTGAATGTTTTTACGCCGCCCTTCGGCTACCAGATCGTTTATACGCTCCTTGTTAGTGGCGATAAGTTCTTCGTATAAATCCTCTTTACTATATCCTTGCGGAACTCTCACAAAGTCAGAATCTATATCCCGCAGACTTTTGCCAATGGTATTTAATATCCTTATCAGCGTATCTACGCCGGGATTTGATGTTTGTCCGTGAAGCACCTTTTTGACAGTAGCGAGCGACAGCCCGCATTCGTCCGCGATCTCCTGCTGCGTCTTACCGGATTGCCGCACAAGCTCCTGTAATCGCTCAAAGTCCATTATTTTACCCCCCATTTAAACAATTTTTACCCTGAAAGGATACTATTTGTGGCTTTAAAAAACCAAGGGAACGAGATATGCTTAATTCAGGCCGGGGCGGCTCCCGCGAAGCTTCTCCGCCGTTCTGGCCGAGGCGGAGGTGAGCGGCTCCCGCTCCCTCTGCCGGTTAAAGGCGAATCCGAGGCACGATTTGTGCAACATCGTTGAGCACAGTCCCGTTTATGGTACTTTCATACAAATTCCCCCTTTTTTGCTTATTGTGAGTATGCTATTATCAAAAAAACAGAACAAACGTTTGGAGGAAAAGCAAGTGGATGAATTAACCGTGGCAATCATTAACGAATTACAAAGATTGAAGAACGACCCGGATGCGCTCAAACAATTCAGAATTATTGTTCAGAAGGTAGCAAACGAAGAATGGCAAGAACCTTCATCTTTGACTCGGCATCGAGGCTGCTTATAATGCGTATGGCTGCCTTTGTATCCTCGTCAAAACTGTCATATTTGGCAGGAAAAGGCATATCTGTAACTCCCATGAGGTAGTCTATTGATACACCGTACTTCTTTGATACGGCAATCCAAAAATCGGAACCGGGCTCACGAAGGCCTGATTCATAGTTGCTATAAGTAGTCCTCTTATAACCTATTGATTCAGCGAATTCTTTCTGGTCAAGGCCGATGGATTTTCTGAAAGACACAAGATTATCAAACATTGCTCTATCTCCTTTTATCCAATAGTATCACTCTTACAAAAATAAATCAATAAAAATATCCTCAAAACGTGGAATTTGTTATTGACAAGCCACGGATTGGGGATTATTATATTAGTGAGCCACGAATTGAGGAATGGAGATGATGAACGTATGCGCTTGAATATCGAGGCTGAAAGAGCAAGAAAAGGCTACACAAAACAGCAAATATGCAGAGAACTAAACATCACAGGCAAAACTTATAATAGCTACATACACGAGGGCAATATCCCATCAGCGGTACTTATAAAGATGCACGAATTATTTGACTGTTCCATTGACTATCTGCTGGAAGCAACGGACGAGCAGACCGCATAGGAGGTGAGCGGCATGATGTTTAGAGACAAGTGGACGTGCAAATGGGACGAGCAGAACTCAGACAAGAAACTGCTAAGCATTTATGAAGAGGTCAGGCGGACGCAAACGCAAATATTCGTGCTCGGAGCGCTCGTCATATTAGGGCTAATACTGCAAGCGATAGAGAAACTGCTGTAACCAGCGCACCGACAAGTGATCTTTGCAGGAAACCGCGACCGTCTTGCGTTATGAGCAATAAAAGCCCGTTACGGCCTTCGGCGATGTACCTGACGGATATCAGGTTCTTGTTATACAGCTGGTTTATACAACCCTGCGCGAACTTTTTACCCACGATGCGGTCAACATCGGATACGCCGAAGCCCCGATGAAAATAAGCGTAAACAAGAATACGGAAAGAAGCAAAACTCAGCATAAAACCCCTTTTTACTTTTGATTATACCACAGAAAGGAAACCGCCATGGATAACTTTGACAAGCTCCTGCGGGACATGATAACCGCCGCCGTGGACGAGCGCATAAACAGCGTCGAAGCGCTGGAGGAGCGCATGGTGAAGATGCACGGCGAGTATGTCACCACCAAGCGGGCATCCGAGATCATCAATGTAGACCCCGGCACTATACGCGCCATGTGCAGGGATGGGCGCCTCATGGCGACCGCCGCCGACGGCCACGCCCCCCTCATACTGGTGCGGAGCATGGCCTCCATGGTAGAGGATAAGACAGCGGATCAGCCCAGGGTAAAGGCTGCCCGCCGCCATAAGTACGACGATTGCAAATACAAAGTGCAATAGCTCCCCGCACGAAAGGGGAGAGCAGAGGGCGGCATCTTGGGCCGGTGTCCGATGGGCAGAGTTTATAATCTCCTTTTTGATATACACAGACCACCTGATATGTCCGACAAAACGCTGCTTCTGCTCACCGCCCTCTGCTGTCTCCTTTCGCGGGAGGTGATGCGAATGACCTAACAAACCCACAACAGCACGTTAGCAGCTCGACCGGGCGAGCATAAACAGGATTCAGGCCCGGTGCGTCTCCCGCGGACGGGTTTGCCGATAGCCCGCGCCGCCGGAGGGTATCAGATCATAAGGAGGACGCAAAACAATGAAATTAGGAGAAATGACATTCGGGACAAACATCAAAATTCCAGAGCGACAAGAAGATGGCAGCTATAAGCTGGCGGACTACACCCTGGGCTTTTTCGGCGCGGGTGTAGCTGCGTTTATCCGCAAAGACATACACAGCTTGTGCCGGCTCGGCGGCAGCACGGAGTACGCCGGATCAGACCTGGACAAACGCATGACGGAAATATACAACAGCTACCCCGACGAACTTAAAGAGCTGATTATCCCAAGCACGATCCCGCTGTATAACGGCAGCGGCGCTGAGGATATAACACGGAAAGTATTTGCCCCCACAATGACCATGGTAGGCTGCGGCGACAACCACGGTGTGGACGAGGGCTTCACATGGCCTATATTCACTGGCCGGAATAGCCGCAAAAAGACCTTTAACGGCTCGGCTGCCTATTGGTGGCTTTTCTCACAGTACTCCTCTGACCGCGCCTGGTACGTCTACACGGACGGCTCCGCCAACTACTACGGCAGCCCCTCGGTCTCGAATGGTGTTGTCCCCGCTTTTATAATCCTCCAATCGGTACAGATTGACGACACACCGGATAATGACGGCAGCTACAGATTGACGGTACTGGAAAGCTATTGCTCGTAAAAAGCCATGAAAAGCAAGCGCACAAAAGCATGCGAAATACCTCTCAAAGTCAAACGGTGGGTATGGGAGAGGGATCATCATTCCTGCGTCCTGTGCGGCAGGCCCGGCAACCCTGACGCGCATTTTATCCCTCGCTCCCATAACGGGAAGGGAATAGAAGAGAACATCGTCACCCTATGCCCTGAATGCCACAGGGATTACGACAATTCCGAGCGCAGGCCGGAGATCAGAAAGGCCCTTCGGGCGTACCTTATGGCCAAATACCCGGATTGGGACGAGGGAAAGCTGAGATACCGTAAGTGGAGGAGTGATTACACATGCAAGTAAGGGAGCTTTTACCCATAATCGCCCTGCTGAAAACACAGCGGGTACGACTGTACCACTCGCCGGACGGGGCGCTGATCGGAGACTTCAGGAGGGAGGATATTCTTCCCGCCGTCTGCGACAGAACGGTAGCCGCCCTACTCGATGCGTCCCTGCTGTGCATGGACGCCAACAACAACTACATCAATTTATACGTTGCAACGGGAAAGGACAATTGATATGTGGGGAGCATTTTTTAGCTGGGGAGTGCCGATGTTTGTTATCGGTATAATGACAGGCTTTGCCTTCGCGCCCCGCAAAAGGAGATAACCATGGAAACGTGCATAACCGGACAAACCCTGTGCTGGCGGTGCCGGAGGGCGACCAACGCACCGGGCATGGGCTGCAGCTGGTCACGCCGCACCGATCCCGAACCCGTTGAGGGCTGGGAGGCAAGGGAGACAAAACTGAAGGGCAGCGACTATTACCACGGCAAAAACTACACGACAATTATACAGTCCTACGTCATCCGCGCCTGCCCGCTGTTTTTACCGGACGGGAAAAGCGAACCGCCGCGTATATACAGGAAGTGGATCGTCGAAGTGGACGGCGAGTGGCTGACAACGCAGGAGACGAGGGAGCGGCTGGGCATCGACAGGCACGAAATATACAAACTGATCGAGCGCGGCAAGCTCAACGCCAGACAAGTGGAGCATATGAGTTAAAAACATATCAAAGGAGGACAAACAAAGTGGAAACAACTGAAAGGACATTCGGCGTTTGCCGCTACTGCGGGCAGCTGCTCAATATCAAGAGCTATTTAGCCCTACACCCAAACATCGACGACCCGGACGAGGACGGGATAGCTACCCTCATATGTGACTGCAAGGAGGCCAGACGCGACCGTGACACTCACGAGGCTGCCCTTCGGGGAGAAAGCGACCGCATTGAGGCCCTGCAAAAAGCAAATGACGTGATCGAGGAGCTTTTTACCGGCAATCCGCACCAGAAGCGCATGGCTGTGGACGAGCAGACGCGGGAGATATTGCAGCAGCTTGCCGAGCGGGTGTACGGCGGTTTTGTGGACAAAGCGGTCATCACCACCACGGACGGGGTCAAGGCCACCGTAAAGAGCACCGGCTCCGCCGCTATCGGCATAGCCATAGAGCGCAGCGAAACGAAAAAGGAGAAAAAGGAGATATAACCCATGGAAAGCCGGGAGATATATGACATGCTCCTGCGCAGCATAGGGGAGCACATGGACGCAAAGGGCCGGGCCACTGTCAGCATCAACGGCAGGCCCGCCCTGATAGTAACGATAAACCGGGAGACCGGAGAGGTTACCGCCCGCAATGCGATCACTGACACGACCGCCGCCGACGCGGTAATAGACTACCTCAACACTGTTGCTGGGACGAAATATCAAAAAACGCCGAAAAACCGCAGCTATATCAACGCCCGCATTGCGGAGGGGCACACGCCGGAGGACTGCCGCCGGGTAATAGACAGCCGCTGGGCAACGTGGAAGGGCACGGCCATGCAGGAGTATATGCGCCCCTGTACCCTGTTTAACTCGGAAAAATTTGAGGGCTACCTCGCGGCGGCGAAAACCAACATCAAAAAAATCGCCGGCAGTTATTTTATGAACCACGTTCAACGCCAATACTCTGCCGACGAGCTGGCGAAAATAGGCGTTGATCTAATCGGGGATTTAGGGGAGGACTGAAAATGCCAAAAAAGAAAAAGGAAGCGCTACCCACCTACACCGTCCTGATCCGCACGCCCGCCGGGACGCAGACCATTATTGAGACCAACGACTTTGCGAAAGCCAGACGGACATACGCCCGGTACAAGGGATCATGCCGCCTGTGCATCGACGGGCGGGAGCTGAGGATCCTGGAGGCGGACAGGCTCATGGACGATGGCAGCCACGGTGTAATGGAACAGATATTTATACCGCGCCGTGCGAAAGAAAAAGAGGACGTACACAAACTGAAGCCTGCCCGGTAACACGGGCAGGACTTGACCTTTTGCCGGGTGCGGCAATCACCCGGTCCTCCATTGATAGGGTGGCGGCAGGTGCGGCCAACGGGGAAACGCCCGCACCGCAAACCACCGCCCCCGGCAAAGGGCCAAGACATGATTATTAAAAAAAGGAGGCCGCCATGCAGCGGGTACGGCGTGATATATATTCCGGCGTGGTGCTGGAGCGGATTATATACTCCGTGGGCGACAGGATGCAAAAACCCTACCGCCCGCGAAAACCGAGGTTTAAGACTGACGAGGAACGGGCGCGGTTTAATTCTGAGGTAGCCCGCCGGGCACATACCCGGCTGGTCAATGAAAACTTTACCCCGGCCTCGATGTACAGCACATTGACCCAGGACGACGAGCACGAAGTGCATGATTTTAAGGATTTCCGCCGCCTCTGCGTCAACTTCCGGCGCCGGCTGCTCTACGCCTACCCGGAGGCAAAAATCGTTATCTACATGGGCCGAGGCAAAAACACCCACCGCATACATGCCCACATGCTGACGGACGGAGTGCCGGAGGAGGCCATACGCAAACAATGGACGCTGGGCAGCGTCAACCGCTGCGAGCACCTCCGGGCCCACGTCCACTATGACGGCATAGACCACGGCCCGGACTATACGGGATTAGCCAATTACCTGTTTAGCCACTGGACGCCGGAGCAGGGCGGTCATCACTACATGGCGACCCGCAATCTTGCCCCCTGCGGCAGAGAGCAGACAAAACCAATAAAACGCAACTACACGCCGGCCAAGCCGCCGCGCTCTCCGAAAGATTATATCCTCGTCGAGAGCGGCGCGACAGAGTTCGGATTTACCTATTTCAAATATGTCAAAATCCCGCCCAAGCGGCGGTGTTAAGCGGCGCAAAGCGCAAGGCTTTTACCGGGGCCTTGTAAATGCGTCGAATTTTAGGACGATTGGAAGGATAGATAACAATGGACGATATGAGCAACAAACTAAACGGTATCCAGTTAGAGATGACTGGCGAGTATGCGAAGTTCACCGAAAAATTTAAGCCGAAAAAAACGACTGACGACTGCTATACGCCGCCAAATATTTATGAGACCGTGAAGACGTGGGTGGTCAAGCGGTATGGGTTGGAAAATACAAAGATTATACGCCCTTTCTACCCGGGCGGCGATTATACCCGTGAGGACTATCCCGATGATTGCGCCGTTATCGACAATCCGCCGTTTTCCATACTTACAAACATACAACGCTTTTACAATGATCGAGGTATCCGTTATTTCTTGTTTGCGCCGGCATTGACGTTATTTAGCGGGGCAACAAACAATAACTACGTCATTGCAGGTGCAGATATCACATACGCCAACGGGGCAAAAGTCAATACCTCGTTCGTTACTAATCTCGGCGAATTTAAAATACTGGTTGCCCCGGACCTGTACCAGGCGATAAAACAAGCCGACGGCGAAAATACGCACAATATGCAAAAACAACTCTCCAAATATGAGTATCCGGCGCACGTTGCAAGTGCGGCAAGATTAAATTATATGGCAGCTCATGGCACCCAGTTGGCGATTAAAGCCGAAAGCGTTGCGTTTGTGCGAAAACTCGATGCACAAGGAAACAAAACGATATTCGGCGGCGGGTTTTTACTATCAGAAAAAGCGGCAGCAGAAAAAGCGGCAGCAGAAAAAACGGCAGCAATAAGGTACGAACTAACGGAACGCGAAAAAACAATTATAAAAATACTCACAGAAAGGGACGACACATGCTAAAGGACTGCACCATGACCCACAACCGGGCGGGTATACCCGTATGGCGACCTGCCCAGCCGGTAATAGGCAAAGAGGACGAGCACCAGACCGCCCTTACCCAATGGGCGCGGATGACGCGGACGCAGTATCCGGCCCTGACGCTCTACCACCACATACCCAACGGCGGCCTGCGCGATAAGCGCACCGCTGCGCGGCTGATAGGGCAGGGGGTACATTCCGGCGTACCCGATGTATTTATCCCTGCCGCCCGGGGCGGCTACCATGGCATATACGTCGAGCTTAAAACTGGCGCCAATAATCCGACCCCAAATCAAAACGAGTTTATGAGCGGCGCTATGGCCGAGGGCTATTATTGCGCGGTCTGCTACGGCTGGCCGTGTGCTGCGGCGGTGATTGAGGACTATTTACAGATGGACAAAACAGGAGACAAAGAAAATGACTAATTTCACCCCTATGTTTTCGAGCGACAAGGATTATTGGGAAACGCCGCAAAGCCTGTTTGATGAACTAAACGCCGAGTTTAATTTCACACTGGACGCGGCGGCCAGCGATACCAACCATAAGTGCGAGAGGTATTTTACAGAAAAAGATGACGGCCTGCGGCAAGATTGGCAGGGCGAAACAGTATTTTGCAACCCGCCTTATGGTAACAGGGAGACAGGACAATGGACAGAGAAATGCTACCGCGAGGCACAGAAACCCAACACAACGGTTGTGCTGCTGATACCCGCCCGGACAGACAGATCCAGTTTTCACGAGTACATACTCGGCAAGGCCGAAATTCGATTCATTCGTGGGCGGCTCAAATTCGAGATTGAGGGTAAGCCCATAAATGATCGCGATGGGCGGCCAATGCCAGCGCCGTTCCCGAGCATGGTTGTTATCTGGAGGAAAAAGTGAGGAGGAAACATGAGCCACTTATGGTATACAAGATGTGCGGTTTGCGGTGGACAGGAAAGCGCAGACCGGAGGTTGACCTATACCCGGCACAAATGAAAATCCGATGGGAGAAGGAGGAAGCGAACGATGAAGAAATACACACAAGCGGATTTTGACAACTTTAAAGTAGATGACTATGGTCACAAGATATGCCCTGCTGGGGATTATACCGCGATACAAGGCTTTGGCGCGCTGTGCAGCTTTGGTGAGGAGTGCAGCTTTAGTGAGGAGTGCAGCTTTGGTGTGGGGTGCAGCTTTGGCAAGTGGTGCAGCTTTGGCGCGCAGTGCAGCTTTGGTGTGAGGTGCATCTTTGGTGTGAGTTGCAGCTTTGGCAAGGGGTGCAACTTTAGCGAGGAGTGCAGCTTTAGTGAGGAGTGCAGCTTTGGTGTGGGGTGCATCTTTGGCAAGTGGTGCAGCTTTGGCGCGCTGTGCAGCTTTGGTGAGCAGTGCAGCTTTGGCAAGGGGTGCATCTTTAGCGAGGAGTGCAGCTTTAGCGAGGAGTGCAGCTACGAAAACGGCGCAGTGAAAAATGGCCGCTATGTCGCTGTGGATAGGATAGGCAGTGCAAACCGAAAAGCCTATTTTTACATAGACAATAACGGCAATATGTTTGTCCGCGCCGGGTGTTGGTTTTCGGATATGGCGGCATTTAAGGAGCGGGTTAAAAAAGTACATGCCGGGGCAATCCACGAAAAGACATATCTGGCGGCTTGTGACTTGGCAGAACTGATGTTGAAAGGCGGTAATGAGGACTATTTACAGAGTGGCAAAAAAGGAGAATGATTATGGACGAAGCAAAAAACTACCCACCTTATTTGGATTACCCAAAGCCGTACAAGGCGAAGACTAACGCCGACAGCATTCGGACTATGAGCGACGAGGAGCTGGCAAATTTTTTAACTGACTTTTCAAATAATGGCGGATGGACCACTGAAATTGGTAGAAAATCTTGCTATAAGACAATAGCTGACTATCTTCAGCAGCCAGCGGAGGCAAAACATGGGTGCGATTTTGCAAAGAAAATGGGTTTTTCGAGCTGTGATAAATGCCCAATTGATTGTGATATAAGACAAATGCCGGAGAATAAAGAGTACATAGAGCGTAAGGCGTTGCTTGACCGATACGATGCAGAGCATGTTGGCCCACCGGGCAGGGCAAGAGAGTTGATAGCAACTGCTCCTGTTGCTGATGTTGTGGAAGTACGGCATGGACGGTGGATTCGACCACACTGGAAGAACAGTAACTATTGCTGTGACTGTTCGGAGTGTGGCGGGGAGGCGATGCACAGAGACTATCAGTGGGATAAAAACGGTATCTACCCTATCTGCCCTAACTGCGGAGCTTATATGACGGGAGAAAACAATGAGTAAAGAATATATAGGCCGCAAAGAAGCGATATTGGCAGTAAGACACGCATGGGCAAAGGGGCTTGAACCAACACAATACATTGAGCAAATTCCCGCCGCCGATGTTATAGAGAAGAAACATGGATATTGGATAAAAAGGATAATAGAAAATGAAAACGAGGATTATCCAATACGAAATGTGGATTATATTTGTTCAAGATGTGAAGGCTGCTGGCATGAGCCGCTGAAATATTGTCCTATGTGTTTGGCCGAAATGGACAAGGAGACAACTAATGAACTGGATTAGTGTGAGGGATAGACTACCTGAAGACCAAGTGGAAGTGCTGGTGGCTACCAGAAGCAAAAATGGAGTGCGAAATATCGACAAAGGGTATCTGGCAATCGACCACTTTATCCATCGTGGACGTGCCGAGGTTACTCATTGGATGCCATTGCCAGAACCACCGAAGGAGGAAAAATGAAACGAGTAATAGCAATAACAATAACAATATTAACCCTGCTGACCATCGCCCTGTGCGGGTGCGGAAAGGCTGAGGCTGGCAATCGTAGACTGTGGATACTGGATGTGGGTGCGACGTATGGAATATATGTCGATAACCTCACGGGGATACAATACCTGAGCACATACCAAGGCGGCATATGCATAATGGTAGACGCGGAGGGAAGGCCGCTGATATGGGAGGGAGAAAAATGATAACGATCCACAACAACGAGGAGCCGCTGTACAAGCTGGCACAGGAAATACACGAAAACGCCGTTGCTCATGGCTGGTGGGACGAGCCTTGCAACCTGCTGGAGATTGTCGCCCTTTGCCATAGTGAGCTTTCGGAGGCTGTAGAGGAATACCGCGCCGGCCGCGGCATGATTTACCCCGGCGTGGGCGGAAAGCCCGAGGGCATAGCCGTCGAAATGGCCGATTGCCTTATTAGGATACTGGACTGGTTCGGGCATGAAAAACTGGATGTGGACGGCATTGTACGGGAGAAAATGCTCTACAACAAGGGCAGACCATATAAACACGGAAAGAAGTGTTGAAATGAATGACAGAGAAAAGCGTTGGAGGGTTCGGGGACAACTCCGCCGGTGGAGGAACACGGCAAACCTGTGCCGGAGAAAACAGGCCGAAATAGAGGGGAGGGGGGCATCAAAAAGCTAAATCAACCCTCCGTGGTACCGGGGCGGCCCATCGGAAGAAAAATTTTTCGATTTTTGAGAAGCTTCGAAAATGAGCGGCAATGGGGCACCCAAAAACAACAAAACTACAAATAAACGGCGGCGGCAAATTGGTCACCGAAAAGATTTGCAAAATTACATCAAAAACGACGGTTTTTAATCCAAAAAGGAGGCGGGAAATTGAATCCGAAAAAAGCAACGCGGGAAAGGCGAGATGAGCGGGCAGCCGTGCGGCGACTGCTGATGTATTGGGGTAATGCAGAGCGCACGAGGACGGAAAAAGAGCGGTTGTTAATTAGCGTTGACGAGGAGATTGAGGCACAATACGATCTTCACCCGCAGCAGATTACGGGCCTGCCGCGCGGTACCGAACTGCCGGACAGCACTCCGGCCACGGCGATAAAAGCCTCGCGGGAATTAAAAAGACTGCGAAAGAAGAAAAAACGGCTGGAAAACGAATTGCAAAATCTCGACCATTGGGTGGGAATGATAGAATTTGAAGTGATGTGTTTGCCACCGCTGGAATACGAGGCAATAAGACTGCGGTACGTTAAATACGGAGTGGCGAAAGGAGGATATTGGGAGCGGATAGCGCAGCAAATGCACGTCTCGATTGATTGGGCGAAGACCCTTGAAAGACAGGGGGTAGACAGGCTGATAGGCAGAATAGCAGCGTAAGGAGAATACCGTATAAGAGGGCTGATATAGCCCTCTTATATCATTATCCCAAACTTTGCCGCCAGCAGCTCCCGCCGCACCTGCGGTATCGGCTTAACTCCGGCGCACCAAGAATGCACGGCGGCCTTGCTTACCTCACAAGCCTCGGCGGCCTGCTCCAACGTCAGGCCACGGGCCTTGAGCTGATCCCGCAAATACTCGCCGTCACCGAGCACGGGGGCGCACCGGCCCTGCATATAGGCAAGCTCCCACATGCCTTGCTGGTTGAGCGGCAGCGCGTGCGCGTCCTCGGTTATATCCTCCGCGCCTTGCAGCGCGTCCCGCATAGCTCTATCGACCTCCGGCGTGAGCTTGCGGTTAACGATCATATACCGCAGGCCCTCACCCAGCCCACGGATGGGCCACATATTAGCTGTCTGCACCCGGCAGTGCGCCCCGATGATGTCGGGGAGCTGCGCCGCCATTATACCATACGCCCGACCCAGGGCCTTAACTGTGTTGTCTGTCATGTGCTCACCTCCGTTAATCCTGCATGACCCAGACGCGATAATCAGTTACGGACATAACGGCCCAGCCGCCGTCAAACTCAACCACAACCTCATCACCACGGCAATTTTCCGCTGCCTCGTCATACGTTTCAAAAGTTATCATTTTTTATATCCTCCTTTGCTATATTTCAAAAGCTAAACCGTGATTATGGTTATACTCTGTTTCCCAATTCGCCAGTTTGCCCCACGCCTCGCGGCTGAAATCCCGTGTTGCGTGATTCCACGCGGCCACATATTTGTGATGTATGGCTATATACTCTGCCCGGTTCGCAAGGATCATGTCGGCCGGAGTATTCGCCCAGGTGACATATGCCTTTTTAGCGGCCTCAATAGCCTCATCTTCGGTCTGCGGTACATATACCACGATGGTTTTGGTCTCCTTGTTGTAGCTATTAAGCTTGGTTTTGCAGCTCGCATAATTGGTTTTATACTCGCTGTAGCTCATCTCAACTTCGCTGCACCCTTCGGCGGCTTCGGCATCTTTCTGGGCTTTATAACAATCGGGACAAACCGCTTCTGCCTCATACCACTTTATTTTACGCTCACGCTCGGCAGCGGAACCGTAGATGTCAACAGTGTGGGTGTGGCCGCAGGAAAAGGTTATGTCGTACTTCATTGTTTTTTTATCTCCTCTCTTGTTATGTCTATATTATATACCTGTCAGATTAAAAAGTCAACCAAAGAGATAAACAAACTAAAATAATAAGGCAAAAACTTTTGATGTGTGAACCTCTCCGCGCATAATAATCTAAAACCCGCCGCGAAACGAGATAAATAAAAATCAACACTTTCCAACACTCTTTATGTGCTATAATAATACCATCAAAAGGGCTGCAATGAGCGGCCCTTGAGCATTTTTGAAGGAGATGAGCGGCAATATGGCAAGCCGACCTCTACATTTTTGCCAGCACCCCGGATGTAATGCGCTGACCGCCGGACGATACTGCGATGAGCACCGGACGGCGGGCGAACTGCGGCAGCAGGAGCAGATACACGCCCAGGACGAGCGGCGGGGCAGCTCCCGGCAGCGCGGATATGATACCCGATGGAGCAAATACTCCCGCTGGTATTTGTCGGCACCGGAACATCAACTCTGCGCCCTGCGGCTGGATGATGGCTGCACTATGGTGGCGCGGTGCGTGGATCACATAGACCCGCCTGACGGGCCGGGCGACCCGCGCTTTTGGGATACCGCCAATCACCAGCCCGCCTGCATACATTGCAACAGCGTCAAAGGACACAAAAAAATCATAGGCAAACACAGAATTTGAGAAAGGAGGGACCTATGCCGACAGGAAGAAAGCCGAGGCCGTTAAAGCTCGTCGATAACGGCAAAAACCGGCACACTAAAGACACAATGGAAAACCGGGAGAATGGCGAACCTACCGGCTGCTCCGACAAATTAAAACCACCCAAAAGCCTGTCCCCGGAGGCGAAGAAGGAATGGAAAAGGGTGGTAAAGCTCTACCGCCAGCTCGACACTCCGATAATTAACGATCTGGACATATCCGCCCTTACAGCCTACTGCGAGAGCGTGGCGATATACCAAAAGGCCGAGGCGGAGTATCAAACCGGCCCGCTTATATACCGGGCGGCGGACGGCAAGCCGACGGAAAACCCATATATTGCTATCATGCGCCGGGAAGGGCAGAATATCATAAAATACGCCGAGCAACTGTGCTTGTCGCCGGTAGGCCGTGCCCGGATGGGAGTAGCGGCAGCCAAAAAGGCCACAGAGAGCGACCCGATGGCGGCGTACCTGAACAAGTACGGTGGTTAACACGGGCAAGGCGCTCGAAGTTATCGAGTTTGTACAAGCGCTCAAACATACCGGCGATTTTTACGGCAAACCCTTTGTGCTTTTACCATGGCAGATAGAGGTCATAAACTCCGTATACGGCACCGTGACCGCCGAGGGCGTGCGGCAATACCGCATGGCATATCTGGAGATTGCCAAGAAAAACGGCAAGACGGAACTGATAGCAGCATTGAGCCTATACCATCTGGTCATGGATGCGCCGGGCGGCGAGATATACTGCGGCGCGGCGGACAGAAATCAGGCGTCGATAGCCTTTAACGCCGCGAAGAGCATGGTGGAGCAAAGCAGAGTGCTGTCCAAAATAATCAAAATCCGGGACAGTACAAAGGAAATGCTTAATCTCCGCACACATAGCCGCTTTAAAGTACTCTCGGCAGAGGCGGCGACAAAGCACGGCCTTAACCCCTCTGTGGTCATAGTAGACGAACTGCACGCTCACCCTAAAAGGGATTTGTGGGATGTGCTGACGTTTGGCACAGGCGCCGCGAGGAGTGAACAGCTAATATGGTGCATAACCACCGCAGGCGACGATCCCGACCGCAAGAGCGTGGGCTGGGAGCAGCACGAGATAGCAACAAAAGTATTGAGCGGCGAACTGACAGATCCGGCATTTTACGCTAAAATTTACACCGTCCCCGAGGACGCAGATATATACAACGAAGCTAACTGGTATAAGGCAAATCCATCACTGGGTATATCTATCAAAATTGAGAATGTACGCAGCGAGGCAATAAAGGCCAGAAACAGCCCTGCGGCGGAGAAACTCTTCCGCTGGCTCCGACTCAACCAGTGGATATCTCTCAAACGCACCGGCTGGCTGCCCATCACCCTATGGGATGATACCGAAGGGGGCTGGCATAAATCCGATATGCTGGGGCGGCCCTGTTATGTAGGCATAGACCTGTCCAGCACCACCGACCTGACCGCCGTGGCGGCCCTTTTCCCACCGCTGCCGGAGGAAACGGAGTGGCGCTTTTTTGTGGATGCGTGGATCCCGGAGGAAAACATGCGGGAACGGGAGCACCGGGACCACGTGCCTTTTGGCAAATGGGTGCAGGCGGGGCATATGCACGCGACCCCCGGCAACTGTGTGGACTACGCCTATATTGCCAACTATCTGGACAAGCTCATGCTGGACTATGACATCAAATATATTGCAGCGGACGAGTGGCGCATAGATTCCCTGCGCCCCCTCATGCAGCAGGAGGTTGCGGCACAGAAGATAATCACCATACCTCAGACCATGAGCGGCATGTCCCCAGCAATGAAGGAAATTGAGCGACTCCTACGCGAGGGCGAAATGACCCACGAGAGGAACCCCTGCGGGCGCTGGGCGTTTGGCAATGTAGTAGTAGCCGAGGACGGCAACGAGAACATAAAACCCATGAAAAACAGGAGCATAGAGCGAATAGACCCGATGTGCGCCCTGATAGATGCGATGGCGGCGGCGGTAAAACTGGAACCCAAGCGCAGCGTATACGAGCACCGCGGCCTGAGAATAGTGTGAGGTAAACAGTGAAAAGATTTAAACTTTTTGGCAAAACATACGAAATACGGGCGGCGGACGTTAAAACACTGCCCTCCGTATCAGATGATAGCGCATGGCAGATGTACCTTGCAGGGCAGGGTTACGCCATAAGCGCAGAGGGGGCGCTGCAGGTCGCGGCGGTATTCAGGTGTGTTGACCTGATAAGCAAGACCATGGCGGCGTTGCCCCTGCACATGTACAAAAATACCGGGGAGGGCAAACAAAAGGCACGGGATCATCCCCTGTATAAGCTGCTGTATGTGCTGCCCAACCGCACCACCACGGCGTATGAGCTTATGCAGATGCTTGTGGCAAACATGCTGCTCACTCGCGGCGGGTATCTCCGCATAGTGCGGGACAGATACGGCTTTGTGCGACACCTCAAAAATCTGCCCACATCCTGCTGCTCGGAAGTGTACACCAACCGGGAAAACGGGGAACAGTATATATACGTCACCTATGACGGCATAACAGAAACGCTCCGGGAGGGCGATTTTGTCTTTATTCCCGGTTTTAGATTTGGCGACCGCACGCCGGAAGACCCAATGACCATAGCCGCAAGCGTGCTGGGACTGAATAACAGCATGACACAATACGCGCAAAGGGGCTTTTCCGGTACTTCCCCCGGCGGCTATATAACCTATCCGGGGCAACTCTCCGATACGGCATACGAGCGCTTCAAAAAGGACTTCCAGAGCAACTACGGCGGCGCAGAAAACGCCGGGAAATGGATGTTTCTGGAAAACGGCTCCACGGCGCAGCCGTGGGACAGAGACATGTCAAAGACACAGCTCCTTGATAGCCGCAAATGGGCTGTAACCGAGATATGTCGTATTTTCGGCGTACCCCCGCACATGTGCATGGATCTGGAAAAAGCCACTTTTTCAAATATTGAGCAGCAGAGCGCCGAGTTTGTACGTGACTGCATAAATCCCCTATCCGTGCGTATAGAGCAGGCCCTTTACCGTGACCTGTTGAGCGAGGCGGAGCAGGCGAAGTATTATTTTAAGTTTAATACAAACAGTCTGCTACGCGGCGATACCGCCACCCGAACGAGCTATTACAACACAATGCGGCAGAATGGTGTGATGAACGCGGACGATATCCGCGAGCTGGAGGATATGAACCCCATACCCGATGGGCTGGGAAAGATATACTTTATCAACGGCAACATGCTGCCGCTGGAAAACGCAAAACTCAACGCGCCTAAAAGCGCGCAAGCGAAAGGAGCGCCCCTGAAAAATGAATAAATTTTGGGAGTTTAAAGCTCTCGGCAATGCCGGCGAGCTTTTTTTGTACGGAGAGATCAGCGATACGTCATGGTGGGGCGACGAAATAACCCCTGCGCAATTTCAAAAAGAATTGGCGGCGCTGGGGGATATATCCACCCTTGATGTGTATATCAACAGCCCTGGCGGGGACATCTTTGCGGGATTTAGCCTGTACAACATCCTCAACCGCCACCCGGCGACAAAAAACGTGCATATAGACGGCCTCGCCGCCTCCGCCGCATCAGTGGTTGCCATGGCGGGCGATACCATCAAAATGCCCGAAAATGCCACGTTGATGATACATAATGCATGGACATACACCGGCGGCGGGGCGGAGGACTTACGCAGGACCGCCGACGAGCTCGACCGTATCAACGACCAGATAGCGGGCATATACGCCGCCCGCACCGGCAAGGAGAAGGACGAGATATCCGCCCTTATGACAGCAGAAACGTGGATGAGCGGCACCGAAGCGCTTAATATGGGCTTTGTAAACGAACTCATCGAAAACAAAAAGGTCGCGGCTTGCACGGATACCGAAAAGTGGTTTGCGCTGTACAAGCACGCGCCGAAGGAACCGCTGGAAAACAGGGAGCCTGACAACGGGGGAGCAATCCAGCCCGCAGCAGATATAAACACCGCACTGCAGGAGCAGCGCAAGAGATTCAGAGCGACTAAACTAAAAATTTTGGAGGTATAAGTAACCGATGAAGAAACTCTACGAAATGATGCAGGATCGCGCAAATGCCGCAACCCAGATGCGCGAAATAATGAACAAATTTGAAGACGGCGTGATGGACGCGGAATCCACCGAGACCTATAACCGGCTCGAAAAGGAGTTTGACGCGCTCAACGCCAACATAATCCGCGAGCAGAAGCAGCTCGAGCGGGAACGCGCCGCCGGTGAAGTGATCGACAAGCTGGGCGACAAAAAGGACGAGCACATTAAAGTATTTGCCCGTGCACTGCAGGGCGATTCCGAGTCCATAACCAGGTACAAAAACACCACCATGACCCTTGGCACAAACGCTACCGCCGGTTATCTGACCGCACCCGTGGAATTTGTCAACCAGCTCATAGCCGGGCTCAAAAATGACATGTTTATGCGCCAGATATGCAACGTTGTGGGCCCCATAGGTCAGGCACAGAGCCTTGGGTATCCCAGCCTGACTACCGATGCGTCTGATGTGGCATGGACAACCGAGGTGGCGGCAGCCCCCGAAGAGGCGACCATCGCCTTCGGCCGCCGCGAATTTAAGCCCCAGCGCCTTGCCAAACTGATTAAGATATCCAAGACCCTCATGCGCCACGCGCCCAGCCCTGATCAGACCGTGCTTGACCGCATATTGTACAAGATCGAGGCGGCGCAGGAAAACGCCTTTATGAGCGGAACGGGCACTAACCAGCCTTTGGGCATCTTTACCGCCTCTGACAGCGGCATAGCCACCGGGCGCGACGTTACCGCCGCTTCCGCCACCGCCGTGGCCACCGACGACCTGATAGAGTGCAAATACGGCGTGAAGGGCCAGTATATGCGCGGGGCCTCCTGGGTAATGCACCGCGACCTCTGCAAGATGATCGCAAAGCTCAAGGACAGCGACGGCCAGTATATATGGCAGCCCTCCGTGCAGGCAGGACAGCCTGATATGCTGCTGGGCGCTCCCGTGTATATGTCCGAGTACGCGCCTAACGCCGTAGCCGCGGGCAAGTACGTGGCAGTATACGGCGACTTTAAAACCGGCTATTGGGTATGCGACAGCGACGGCCTCTACATACAGGTGCTTAACGAGCTGTACGCCGTCAACAACGAGATAGGCTACGTTGTCGAGTACTATGGCGACGGCGCACCCGTAGTGGGCGAGGCGTTCAGCCGCCTGAAGATGAAGGCGAGCTGATGAAAATCAAAATGTTGACCTTAGCAGCCGGGCCGGAGGGAGTAACCCCGCCCGGCTCCATCATTGACATAGACGAGGCAACGGCGCGGCAGCTCATCAGGGGCTGTTACGCCATAGCCATGGAGGCCGACAATGGTAATAACAAGACAACCCCCAGCAGTGGAACCGCTAAGCCTCGAAGAGGTAAAACTGCATCTGCGGAATAACCCCGGCGATACCAGCGAGGACAAGGATATAATAGCTCCTCTCATAAGCGCGGCCCGCGAATATTGCGAGAACTATTGCGGGAAGTCATTTGCGGAGCAGTCCATAACCGCTTACCCGGAGGTGAGCGGCACTGTGACACTCCCGCGTGGCCCCGTGATAAGCGTGGACAGCGTTACAGTGGGCGGCGAGGCGGTGGAGTATACCGCAGACGTGCGCCGCGGCACCGTGACGGTAAACAAGCCCGGCGCAGTCATAACCTACACCGCAGGATACGAGGAGACACCCTACCTTGTGCGACAGGCCATGCTCCTGCTCATAGGCCATTGGTACACCAACCGGGAGGCTGTGATACAGGGTTCTACGACCGAGATAGACATAGCGGTTCGCGCGATGCTGAATCAATATAAAGGCTGGTGGTTTTGATGGCAATTAAAGCCGGAGCAGGCGAAATGCGAACGAAAATCACCATAAAAGCGCCGGAATACAGCATCAAAGCCGGATTCAGCGCGGAAAACTTTAAAAATGTTTTCCCCGGCCCCGTGTGGTGCAAGTGGGTGAATGCCCACGGTACGGAGGTATATCAGGCGGAAGAACTGCACTTGCGGCAGCCCGTGACCATAACAATGCGCTACTCGCCCCTTGTGACCGTCGAGTGCCGCATATGGCATGAGCGGGATGCCGAGCCTTACGAGATCATCAGCATAGATAATGTCGGAGACCGCCGGGAATATCTCGAGATCAAGGCGCAAAGGGTGGTGACGGCATGACCATAGCGGAGGCACTCAAGGATGGATACACCGTATGCCACCCGCCCTACATGGGCGACCAGCGCAGCTATATCACGTATCAGTGCATGGGCCAGATCGGGACGCTATACGCAGAGGGCGCAGAAAAGGAAACGGGCGTGATGTACTCTGTGGATTACTACACCGACACTCCCCCGTTCGAGCTGGCTATAAAGGATATCAAGGGCAGGCTCGCTGCGGCAGGCTGGAGTTGCACTGTGGACGCGGAAATATACGAAGTGGACACGGGACTGTACCACATTGCCATGACCGCGGTGGGCGTAGGAGGGATATATGGCTAACGTTGAGTTTTCCGGATTTGATGAGGTGGAGGCGGCCCTAAAAGGCGTAAGGGACGGCATGGACGAACTAAACGACGAACTGATGAACGATGGCGCAGACTATGCAAAACAGGAAATCGAACGGGCCATATATCAGTATGGCGAATATCGTACCGGCTCTCTGCTACGCTCTATCAAAAAATCAAAAGGCAAGGATAAGGACGGCTCCCGCTATGTTATGGTAAAGCCCACAGGGAAAAACGACAGCGGCGCGTCCAATGGGCAAGTGGCATTCAGCCGCAACTATGGGCGCTCTAACGACCCCGGTTCCCGTTTCTGGACAATAGCCGAGGAACGCGCAGTAAAGAAATTTGAAGAAATTTTGAACCAAAAGGTAAACCTATTTTTTAAGCAGAAAGGATTGGATTAAATGCCTACTTTTGACCTCAGAGGAATAAAAATCGGCAAGTACACAAATACCGACGGCACCATCACTTATGATACGCCCGTAAGCATGGGCGACGCAATGAGCGTGGAGCTGAACCTGACCGCTGCCGAGGGCAGACTGTACGCCGAGAGCCGCCTTGCCGAGTACAAGAAACTCATAACCGGCGGCACTGCCAGCGTTGGAGTGAAATACATCACCGACGCGGCACAGAAACTGCTTTTTGGCATGAGCGAAAATACGCGCAACGTAGGAACAAACACCTCACAAAAGAGCCTTAAAGCCACTGCGAAGGACATTGCGAAGTATGTCGGCATGGGCTTTTACGCCCCGGACGCTATTGACGGCACGGACAAATACACCGCCGTCTTTGTGTACAAGGTGCTTTTTGGCGCACCCGGCTATGTATACGCCACAAAAGGCGACAGCATCACCTTCCAGACTCCCACGACCACGGGCGAGTTTTTAGCAGATGACAGCGAGGACAAGAATATCATGGAGATTGCAATACTGGCAAGCGAAAGCGACGCGGTAGCGTGGATAAACAAGTGCTTCGGCGCGTCATAAAAGGAGAACGGCATGGATATAAGACTGAAAACCGCAAAATACACCTTTGACGGACAGGAAATGACCCTCTGCTGCAACATGAATGTGCTGGCGGACGTGCAGGAAATGTTTGACGGCAATATATCAAAAGCGCTCAGGAGCGCTACGACAAAGACAATCATGTGCTTTTTGACTGCCATGATAAACGACTATCTTGACAGCGAGGGCGCCGACAAGTCTTATACCGTGAAGCAAGTGGGGCGGCTCATACCGCCCTCACAGCTTTCGGGCGTAACGTCGCTCGTGATGGAACTGACTGCGGCGGCGCTTCGCGGCGACGAAGAAGCGGAACCAAAAAACGCGCAAACCACGCGGAAGACGAGCCCATAAATTTCGCGTGGTATCTTACGGTATGGGTGATACGATTCGGACTAAGTGAAAGGGAATTCTGGAAAACGGCCACGCCGTACAGGATAGCAAGAATAATCAAAGAATATGCAAAAATGCAGGGCATAACGCAGGAAAAAACTAAAAGCCTGTCCGCATTTTTAGGAGGTGCGTAAATGCCGACCATAAGAACGAAATTTACAGCCGAAGGAGAAAAAGAATATAAAGAAGCGCTGAAAAGCATAGATAACGGCATGAAAGTGCTGCAATCGGAATCAAAAAAGCTGGCGGCGCAGTTTGAGGATAATGCCGATTCCGCCGAGGCGTTGAACGCAAAAAACAAAAACCTCGACGAAAGCGTGTTGAACCTGAAAGACAAACTGGAATTGCAGGAAGAGTGGCTAAAGAAGGTGGGCGCGGCCTATGGCGAGGCCGACGAACGCACGATGCGCATGAAAAAGGCCGTGAACGACACCGAAACGGCGCTCATAAAAGCCGAAAAAGAGCTGAAAAACAACACGGAAGCCTTGAAAGAGTACGGCGATGGGGCTGATAATGCGGGGGACAACAGCAAGGGGCTGGGCGATGCGCTCGACGAACTGGGCAGCAAATTTGGAATAAGCCTGCCGGACAACATCAAGGGAACCATCGACGGGATGGTGAAGATAGACGGTCAATCCATGGCGCTGATAGGCACGTTTGCGGCGGTAGCCGCCGCGATAGTGGTGGTAGAAAAAGCGCTTATCGACTTGACGGTGCAGCAGGCAGAATGGGCCAAAGAAATCGAGAGCGGTTCATCTCAGCTTGGCATGTCCACCGAATCATATCAGCAGCTCGATTATGTAATGCAGTCCGTGGGTTACTCGATGGATCAGGCTAAGGGAGACCTTTCCGCCCTTGCAGAGAAAGCACAGGACGCCGCCAGCGGCTCCGGCGAAGCGGCGGAAATGTTCGACCGCCTCGGCGTATCGGTGACAAACACCGACGGCACGATGAAATCACAGGCACAGCTTTTTACGGAGGTATACAGCGCTCTGGCACAGATGTCCGACGTAACCGATAGAAATGCAATAGCCTCAAAACTGCTGGGAACGACCGGCGAAGAAGCCGTTATCCCCATGCTTGAAAAATACGGCAGGGCAATAGAACAGGTAGCCTCGGCAGCGCCCATCGTGAAGGACGAGGACATACAAAAGCTGGCCTCTCTCAGCGATTCGCTCGGAATGTTCGAAGCAAAAATGGAAGCCGCGAAAAGCAAAGTTGCGGCTGCTTTTGCACCGGCCCTCGAACAGGTAATACAGATCGTGGGCGACCTTGCGATGCAATTTGCGGAGTTTGCGGCGGATACGGGGCTGGTTGACCTTTTCGGCACAATCATCGAACTGGCGGGCAACCTGTTACAGGCGTTAGAGCCGGTGCTGGATATACTCAACCTGCTAAAGCCGGTATTCCAGGCGATTGGCGGCGTACTGGCCCTGTTCGCGGACGCGGTGAAGGTGGTCGTAAACGCTGTGGGAGCGCTTACAGACACGCTGGATTATCTTTTCTCCTTCGGGCAGAAGAGATTTGACACCTCGAATATACAGAGCATAGCCAACGTCTTTAACGGCACAGACAGCAGCTTCGGGCGTTGGATGGGCAGCGTGGCGCATAACGCCGCCGGCACCGACAACTGGCGCGGCGGCCTGACTTGGGTGGGCGAAAACGGGCCGGAACTGATAGACTTACCGAAGGGGAGCAGCGTGTTGAATAATCAGGAGAGCCGCAGCGTGGGCGGCGACACTTTTAATATCAGAGTTGATATGTCGCAGATAAGCGATATACAAAAACTGGTAGACATGGCGAACAACTACCGCCGCAGCGTGCGGATGGGGTACGGAGGGTAACATATGGCGACATTAGCAGATAAAGATTTAGGTACGCTGATACGTATAGCAGATAATGACGGTGGCGATGGCACCGCAAATTACGAAATAGCCGATATAAACAATCTTGTCTCTGGCGGTGTGGTACTCGTCCGCAAAAACGTACACAGCGAATCAATTTTTGGCAGTGTGCCGATCTACCCTGCCAGTGCTCTCGATGACAAAATGGCATCAATTTATAACGGCTACCCCGAAAAAATAAAAAGGATTATAATAGACGCGACCTTCCCTCTGGAGGGAAGCGGCAACATAACCCGTAAAGTGTTCGCGCCGACACTGACTATGATGGGCGGAGGCGCGAACCATGGCGTTATAGAGGGAAAGGCACTCCAATATTACGACAATAACATTAACCGCATAAAAACTTACGGCGGCGAGGCTACCAGATGGTGGCTTTCGTCGCGCGGAAATACTTCGAATTCGTACTACGTCAGCCCCAGCGGTGGAACCGGATCTGTCGAATACCCGTCGAGATCCTACGGGGTTGTCCCCGCTTTTGTAATCCCTGCATCAACACGAATAGAGGACAGCACAAACACAGACGGAAGCTATAATTTAAACGAGACGAGCATAGCAAAAACAACAAAACCAAAAAATACGTTTGTCGATGGCCTTAATACAATTAAATTTGAATGGCTATACATAAATACAGACGGTAATACACAGAAAAAATACGAACTGCAATATAAAGACGCATCGCATACGACCTGGGCGGAATTGCGAACGGAGGAAACGGCAAACACATACGCTGATATACCGCCTAATACATTTACCGGGGGAACCGTATATTGGCGTGTACGCTGCACAAGCACAAGCAATGTTATCAGCGCATGGAGCGAGGAAGCGTCATTTACGGCCCAGGGCAAACCACCGGCTCCAACGGTATATGCTACCTCGAGCCCGCGGCCGGAAATAACATGGACCGGCGAGGGGCAGCTTGCCTATCAAATAAAGATCGACAATGCAGTATTGCACACCGCTTACAGCACTGACGGGCAGTATAAGGTTAAAGAATATCTGGCTGATGGCGCGCACATAGCCGCAGTGCGGATACAAAACGAATACGGCCTTTGGAGCGATTGGGGAACGGCTCAATTTGCCGTTGCCAACACCCCTGGCGCGCCAATAACACTTTTTGCCGCGGGCGGCGAAAAAGCGGCCCTTGCGTGGACGGAAACGGATCACAAAACTTACTATATCTACCGCGATGACATACCAATAGCAAAAACCACGGCACACACATACTCCGATCAAATGGCCATAGGAACGCACAAATATAAAGTGCGCGGCGTTGCTGGAGACAATTACTCCATGTCCAATGAGGTCACGGTCACACTTTCGGTAGACGCGCCGGAGATAGCGGCGCTGGGCGAAATGCAATGGTTGCGGCTGGAATATTCCACCGCGCAGAATAGCCCGCTGGGCGTGTCGGCGTATCAGGATGTAGCGTATCAGTTTTACGCCGGGCGGCGGTACCCCGTGGCTGAGACCTCGCGGCAAATAACCAAAATATACAGTTTTAACGCTGCCTTTAACGATGCGGCGCAGGCAGCGGCTTTTGAGGGACTGCTGGGCAAGACCGTGATATACAGAGATCAGCACGGCTGCCTGTGCACCGGCCCGCTGATGGGCTTCGAACTGAGCGTAGACCAGTTTTTCAGGGCGTTTTCGTGCAGCATACAGCAGACGGACAACAATGAGAGGATCGAGTATGATTGATACGATGAGCGTAGTAACCAGCCGCTTTGAGGTGATACGCAACGGGGCTGTTACAGAGCACAATCTGACGGCGGTGGGGGATGACTATCCCACCGTCACCATGGCTGCCGACGGCGAAATAAAGACCTCCATGTACGGCGTGTTCGAACATAACGACAATGTGGATTATCTAAACGATGAAATAAGACCGTATTACATCAAGGACGGCATAGAGTATCCTCTCGGCATATACATGGTGGGCACGCTGACCACCAAACACACTAAATACGGCAAGGACGAGGACACCATAGAGGCATACGATCGGGCACTGAGGCTCAAACAGACCAAAACCGAGACCCGGTATTATATTGCGGCGGGGACGCCATACATGACTGCAATACAGGGCCTTATTATGGGAGCGGGGATACCGCGCATACGGATGGACGATTGCGAGGACACTCTTGCCACAGACCGTGAGGATTGGGAAATAGGAACGGAATATCTCACCATCATCAATGCGCTGCTGTCCGAGATAAACTTTTCGGATGTTTGGTTTGATTTTGATGGGGTGGCCCGCCTTGAAAGGTACGAGGCCCCGTCCAGCTCCAACATAGACCGGGAGTATCGGGACGACGAATACAGTATTATCGCCCCGGAATACACAGAGGAAATGGACATATATGAGGCCCCCAACGTTTTCATCGTCAACGTATCTAACCCTGACTATGACAACCCCATGACCGCAACGGGCATAAATGACAGCATGATATCCGCCCTGTCCACAGTACGCAGGGGGCGGCGCATATTGGCGACGCCGGTTGAACTGGATAATATAGCAAGCCAGACGGCGCTGCAAAAATACGCGGATAATCTTGCTGTGAAATCCATGTTTGCAACGCAAAAAATCAAATTTTACACGGCCATAAACCCGGCCCATGGCGTAGGAGATGTTATCGCGCTGTATAACGGGGAGCTGGTAGGCGTGTACGAAGAAACCGACTGGAAAATAGAAATACGCCCTGGCGCGCTTATGGAGCACCAGGCGAAAAAGGTGGTGTTTGTGTGATATATCAGGAGCAGGAAGCACTTTTTTTGCAAAAACGCAGGCCGGCGGCGGCGAAATTTGCCTCTGTGGTGGCGGTGTCCGGCGGCAAAGCCACGCTCAAATTTGACGGAGAAACTACCGCTACACAGAAACGCTATAAATATAACGCCGCGCTCTCGTTGAAAGCGGGCGACCGGGTAAAAGTGAATAAAATATCCGGCACTTATGTCATAGAATACAAACTGTAGGAGGGCGACTATGCTTACAGGCATTATACGCGGGCAGAGGCTTATGCTGCGCACACCCATTGTGGTGGCGGACAGCATAAACTATCTGACTGCAAAATTTGCGTTTGACGCCGACTGGAAGGGCCGCGTTATCACGGCCTATTTTGTATGCGGAGATAAGACCATAACCGCGGAACTCGCAAGCGGCGAAATCACTGCAGCGCAGGGAATAAACCTCACTGCGGGACGCTGGGAACTGAAACTATCCGGCATAAAGGCCGACAGCCGCGTGACGACGGGCCCGGTATGGTTTGACGTACTGCCATTCGGCACTGCGGATGGCGAACTGCCGGATATATCCCTGACGCAGTACGAACAACTCCTTGCAAAAATCGGCGACATGGACGAGCTGACCACCGCGGACAAGAATAACCTTGTAGCGGCCATAAACGAGGCGGCGCAGAGCGGCGGCGGTTCCGGCGGAGGGGGATTGCCGGC